GCGACTGGAATATCTTCGATAACCATGTAGTTGTCAAGTTCAATTTCCTTACCATCCCTTGTTCTTATCGTTACCCGATTAACCTTTGGGTGATATTCTGTAACCATTACTCTCTCGCCATTTCTAGCGACTATATCTGCTCCAATTTCAACATTGTGACACAATGTCGCGTTTCTAATAAATTGTGGTTTATTCTCCTGATTCTCCATGTGTTTCTGTAATGAGTTCATCTTCGTTTTTGATTTTAATTTCTTGTTTAATTTTATCTTCTATCTTTTGTAATGTTTGGAATAAGTTCATGTCCGTCTCTTTCCAAGCCTCAATACATCTAAGGTGATAAATCACATTTGAATGTCCTTGATTAAATGAATCACCGATCTTTTGAAGGGATGCATCAGAGTACTTATCCATGAACCAATAGCATAGTCTTCGAATGTCCACCAGTTTGCCAGTTTTAAGAAGTTTCCCTGACTCTCTCATTGTTCTGATAGTATCAGGTGCTATTCTGTAATGGTTGCAAACAACCGCAATTATATGCTCCATTGACAAATAGTCATTAGCATATTTAGTTAAGTTCTCAAGATTGAATTTCTGAATGTTGAATTTTGCAAACTCAGAAGGCGTCAGTTTCAGTTGAATTATAACTGTCTGGTCGTGTGTATTTTCTGCGTACTTTATCGCTCTCATTGTATTGTTGTTTAAAATGTTCAAAGCCGTAGCTTATTAAAGATATTTGACCATGCTTGTAAAGAATTTCTTGCATAGCGTATTGTAATTGGCTTGGTGTACCGTCTTCCTTTTTTACCTCACACCAAATATCGGGTAAAATTCGATGTACTCCTAATAAATCCGGAATACCATTCTTATTTGTTTGAATCAGTTTAACCACAAAGTATCCTTCTTTCTCAAGATACTCTGTGATTTTCTTCTGATGCCATGACTCAGGCTTGTTCATCAGCCATTTCTAAAACGTCATCACCAGAAGACCGGTGATAAACTTGGTTACCTCTTTCATCATAAGCTAATTCTTCTGCCTCGATTAAGGTTAGAAGTGCAAACTCAAGTAGTTTGTCCTTTTGCACTGGTGATAGTTCGTCTAAATATTTCTCCATTACAGTTCCATTTTTAATTGTGGTTTCTTCTTTTTATTTAATCCAAAATCCCTTTTAAAGTAATAAGTAGTGTAGGATTTCTTTTTCACTACCGTATTGTAAATCTTATCCTCAATACCACCTTCACTGAAAATCCAATAAACATCATTGAATTTCCTATCCATAGTTGTCATTCTGTCTCTTCCTTGCCAATAGCTTGTTGCAGAAAAGTCGATATTGTAGAATACAAGTACATCAGCATTCGCAAGTTTTGTTCCCTCTCGCCCTGACTGTATCTGGAGAGCGATATGTTTTTCGGGATTGGCATCGAATGTAGCGATATCGTTGCATAGGTTGTCGCCAAACACTTCCTTAAGTATTTCATATTCAGCGATAAACTTGTAGAACATGGCGATCTTTTTACCCTTGAAATGGCTTTTAATAAATTCTCCCTTTGTTCTGTCAAATCCGGTTCTTGTTCCATCTTCTAATTTTATTGAGCCAGAATACATTTGGTGCAGCTTTGACTGTAATTTTACCGGAGTGTCAGCAATTACTCTGTCTCCGATTACCAAATTCTTCTTTAATTGATTAATAACTTTATATGTGCTATCCTTCATTTTCACCCTGAGGATATGCTCTTTAATTTCTCCTGAGAATCCCGCTTGTTTCTGAGAAAACTCAACAAACAAATGGCTAATCTTATCGAATACCTCGTCCTTTCTGCAATCAGAATAATCATTGACAACTCTACCATATGCAATCGTCTTTTCCTTTTTATCTACATGATGATTAGCAAACTGATAAAAGTTCTTGTATGCTTTTGCCAATGGTGAATCTTGCTTAACCCAAAATTGGTGAAAGATTTGAGAATATGACTCAGGAGTTGGTGTTCCTGACAAGAAAATCACTTTTGTTTTCGGTGACTTATCTAGCATATCTGCAATATCCCTTGCTCTTTTATTAGGTTTAGGAAATGCTCCAATGCCATGAGCCTCGTCCAGGATCAGTATATCAACATCTTCATGGTCAGCCTTGTGAAATGACTCATAATTGATAACCTCAAACTTATAATTCAATCCGGAAGTTTCATAATCGTCCTTGATGCTCGAAATTGCTTTCTTTTTCGTAACAAACAAGACCTTCTTTGCTCCTTCTGAACAGAATAATGCACAAAACGTTTTACCGGTTCGTACTTCCATCGCTAGGTAAAGCATATTGTGTGTATCCAATATTGCTTTACCTTTGTTTACTATTTCCTCTTGATAATCTCTTAGTTTGAATCCCATAAGTCATCCCAAGCATCGCTTGTTTTTATACATGAAAATACAGTTCCTAAGATTCCTGATATGATAAGGAAGTACCAACCATCAGGTATCAATTTGTAAAGTGCTGCTATAAAATAAATGTAAGTAGTACACAATGACAAGACCGATACCATAAGCCATACGATTAATCTAAATGCTTTTTTCTTCATTATTTCCTAAATCTCATTTTTTCCATTAAACCAAAGTAGCTTCCAATTAATCCACCAGTCAAGCTACCTACAATTACTGGTAAATATTTCCATTCAAAATCCGTTAGGATTGCTTTAAAGGATACCACACCAATTGTGATTCCAACAAGCCAAGCGATGTGAACGACTGCACCGGAAAGAAGTACTCCTTTCAAATGGTTCATTGCAATCATTTTCACGTTCCATGTTCTTGCCCAGATAAAAATTAACTGGTTTACAAAAACTGTGATTGTCATTAATAATATATTATCCATTATCGCTGAGGGGATTTATACTTACCTCTTCTCTTGTTGGATAAAGAAGTAAAGTAATTCATACTCATTAACTTTTGGAATCTGTGAATCTCCTTGCCTTGAAGAAGATTTGACTTTAATAATGTTTGTTTGTTCATGATTGTTTATTTAAAAAAATATGGTTGAATTGTTTTATGCTCTCCGTCAAGATGTTGTAATACGAATCCTGATCGTCCTTTCTTAAAGTTGGTCTGTACCCACTCACTTGATGGTGAGAATGCTAAGTAATTCATGTACTCGAAGTCATCACTTGATGCCATGTCCAAAATCAATTGGTGAGAATCTCCTTTAGAGAATTCTATTTTCTTGCCGTCATATAATCCGTTCTGTTTCATATACTGGTCAATCTTTTCAATTTGCTTTGGGTCAAGGTTCGGTTTAAATCCGAACTTAAGATTCTTAGAATCCTTTCCATGAGTTATTACAAATGTATGATTAAATACTGAATAATGGTTGATAAATCTTTCGTGATTTGTCACAATAACTCTGTTTTGATACAGAATCTCTGCCATTTGCTTGAATGCTGAGTTAACAATGTACCCAAAAGCACCGGCATGATTGTCTTCACAAATGTTGTTACACTGTATGAAATCGTAATGTTTAACAAGTCTCGACAACATATGCATCTTGAATCTCAATGCTACATCAAACGCTTTCTTGTTATCCATGTTCTGAGGAAGTGAGTGTCCTTTCCTGACAGTCATTCCATCCCATCCATCCATAAGGTCACCAAGTTCATCGAGGATCAAAATGTCAGCCGTTTTGGTCTTTATAATATAGTCAACCATTTCGTCACATCTTTTCATCAATTCCTCTTCATTCCATTTCGTTGGATATAAAGCCGTTCCATCCTTGTCGGTATCCATTCCTATATGAACATCAGTATAAACACATCTGTCAGCCTTAGGTTTTATTTCCTTGTATTTCTCAGGTAGGTCTGGAGTGAACAATGGCTGAACATCTAAAGGCTTAATGTATTTAGCAATAATCTCTTCCATTGCATCCACACCAATTGAGTCAGCAATAATGTTTTTTACTTCTCTGAATACAGTGTTGTAAAAAGGTGTTCCAGTATGCGTCACCGCTTTCCAAGAACTGATATGCTCAAATGGTAAATTGTACTTCTTACAGTACTGCTCGATTGTCATGTTTGAGCCGTTGTCATAATCCCATGATGTCATAAGTACTTTACGACCATCAGGGTCTGTAGTTTTCTTATTTTGATAATCATTTGAATCTGACGTAGACTTTGACTTTTCTTCCGGTATTTGAGTGCCTCTGAGTTTGTGAATCTCCAGGATCTGTGACTTGCTTACGCTATATCTTGCGTTACGACCATCATCATCTTTAGCTTTTAACTCTAGTCCTAGAATTTCTGCTTCTTCTGGCTTTAATCTCATTCTCTTCTTTTTCATTTTCTTCTTTAATTTTAATTAATTCTTTTTCTTGCCACCTTTTAAAGTGAGGCGTATCACTTTTTCTGCTTAGGGTTACACACCGAGCATGACGTGAGCCATCAGGATATGTATAAATCCTAAAAATTGACTCAGACTTGCTCATGGATTACTTTTATATCGTTTATATGTTTTGTTAACATGAATTTGATTTGTAGTACATCAGGTAACTCAGGCTTTATTCCTGACCTGATATTGCATTGAGTGTAGCCATACCTTTTCTTAAAAAAAATACCTAAGGTTCTAGCCTGAGTGATTAACTCTACAAACTCTGCATGAGTCTTTTTTGTTTTGAGATATATTGTTTTCATTTAATGTATTTTTAGATTAACTGCTTTGCCCCAAGCTAATGCTTTGGCATAAAGGTTCTCAAGGATCGCCAATTCTCTAATATCTTTAGGCGGAACAATAACTACCTCACGATTTGTGAGGTAGTGTATCATTATCTGAATGAGAGCAATCTTACTCTTCATTCGTCTTTAAAGTATTGTCTATAACCTTGATGACATTGTGATTACTAATGTCCTTGCAAATTGTAGAAATTGCGCTTACAACATTGTGCTTCTGAGTGTAGGTTTCAGAAGTACAAAGTATCTGTCCGTTTGACGCTAAATAATTGAAGTAGTATTCTCCATTTTTAGCTTTTTCGATAATCCAAGTTCCTCTATTCATTTTCTCCAGTGAGTTTAAATTTATTTGGAAATGCCAAATTTTTTGGTTTGTAATCAGGATTCTCTTCATCCCATATTGCTCTTGTGTGACCGAATAACTTAAAGTCATCTTCGAAAAACTTCGTAAATTCCTTTATCTGCCATCCCTTTCCTTGCATTGGCGGTTTGTCAGTCCTTGTTGCAGCATTGAGCCAAAGTACACCATATCTGTCGATTTTCATCTTTGATTGGTTCTCAAACATTTGTTTGTACATCGCTAATTGCATTCTGTAGGTCTTATGGATAGCATTTGACGTCTTATAATCAATCAGCCATGTTTCTCCATTAATCTTACATACTAAATCCATTGTACCACCTAATTTCAATTTGTTGTCAAATACAATTGACTCAGATAAGAAACCGGTATTATCAACTACAGAGAAAAACTTCATAAATCTGTTTATCATCTGCCACTCTTTTAACGTGAAAAAAGCATTTCCATTGTCGTCAATCCAAGTGACTGGTGAGCCTTTTAAAAAGTCATCGATAGCATTGTGAACCTTAGTACCTTGCTCACCGGCTTCTCGTAGAATCGTCTTACTGTTATTTCCGGTATCTCTCAGCCATTGCTCAAAAAATGCTCCCTTAGGATATGCATTTAATACTGTAGTTACCGATGGGTAAAAAATCTTGTTGTCTTGCGTGTAGAAACGTTCATCTAAAACGTTTGCTTGTTGCGTCTTTTCATCTAAATAAGTTAACATACTATTTCTTCTTTTTTGCGTGAGTATTATTTTTTAAAGCATTCTCGATATTTTTAATGTTGTTCCGAGATTCAACATATTTTACAATCCATTCATCGATTGTTTTGCCCTCTTTCAGTTTAACCCTCAGGTCACCGTATTTAGGGAATAAATATAATGTAGGACTAATTTGGCGATACTCTCCTTTCATGTCCTCAATTTGCTTGTCAGCTAATTGTCTAGTGATTGCCGGAGTCTTCTTTTTTTGCTTAAATTCACCCTTGTCTTTTTTTTGTGCATAGGAACTCATATTCATAATTATGGGATATAAAAAAGGTAGCCGTTTAAAGCTACCTTTTGATTAATAAATTTGTTTAGAAAGGCATATCGTCAACCTCTTCTTCTGTAGGCTCTGGAGCATCAGTTGATGCCTCAGGCTTTACAATCCCTTTTGCAATTTCCTCTGCTTTGCCTTTTAAGAAAGCAAACTCAGTGATGAAGAAAATCTTCCAATAGTTTTTACCTAAGGCTTTTTTTTGAGCCTCGTCAACTGGTGGTAAACCATTGATTGAAGTTTTCTTTTTTGGGTCATAGAAGAATGAATAAACTTTCTCCCCTTCTTGCTCGATGCTTACACCGGTCTTTTTCTTCTCACTTCCTTCCGGAGTAAAGTCGAACGTGTTAAAACAAATGTCTTTTGCAAGGTCTAAAGAAGGTAACTTCTTCAAAAAGTCAGTTCCATAGCGACCATCTGCTGCAGTTTGGATTTGGATATAAATATCGTCAACCTCATTATACAGTCTTAATTTTAATTGCTCTCCATACTTTGAATCAGCAAACTCAATTCCTACAATACGTCCGAAAACATCAGTGTGTTGAAGTTCCCATTTGTGACCTTCTGTCACCGCTTGTGTCTTTGGGTCTGTAATCTCATAAGTACGCTTATTTGCGCCTTGAACCCCTTCATTTACTTTCTGCATCATGTCTCCTTTGATGATTGAAAGATAAATTGCTTTTTGTGTGTTACCGTCTCTTACAGTTGATGCACCTCTACTCATTTTTTTTAATTTTTAAATTGATAAATATAATTAATACTAAAATAACTCAATTCCTTCACTCACGTAGCTTTTCATTTTCTTTAGGACTTCGCCTTGAATGACGCTACTAGCAGTTAAGTCAATTGTGTTTTGTTCGAACTCAAACGATATCTTTGTGAATTCCACATGGACATTGCTGACTTCTTTTTCTATGCTTAAATCTCCCCAAATATTGTACTCAATATTAAGGAATGTTTGGCTATGCTCTTCGTTGATAATTTGATCTTCCATAGGCACATGGAAATCTCTGTCTCCCCATTCAACGTCCTCAATCGCATTTGCAATTAAGTCATCATGATGAAAATCCATGTCAGTACCCTTCTCTGAGAGAAAGGAGTGAGCCATGTTTTGAAAGAATGTGTTAAGGATGTTGGTGGCAAGTGTATTGCCCATTGAAACTGATAAGTCTCTTAAATCTACTAAGGTAATAATTGAATTGCTCATACTAATTGTGTTTTGTGAGTTACTTATTTTTGTTATAAACCTCTAGGCTAGGCGATATTCCTGATGCTCTTGGTGAATCGCGTTTCTACAATATGTACTAGTATCATGTAGCGCATCATTCTAGCCTAGATGCTCATAACTGAGGCAAAGATAGTATAATATCTGAATATACCAAACTTTCCCTAAATTTCTTTTAACATTTTATGTCTTAGCAACCTCGTCCACTGGATTAACATCTTCCGGATTTCCTTTGGTCGCTTTTCATCAAGCACTGCATCGAGTTTATCCAATTCTGATGCATTACTTTGCAGAATATGGTTTAACTCATATGTGTGCTTAGAGTCTGTCAGGTAGCTTAACGCTGACAGATCCAGGATCCTACACTTCATTTCTCGGAAATTTTCACTCTTGTTTAAGTTCAATTCCGTTCCAAGTGTCTTCATGTGAGAGAGGATAAGCAAATCGATTAGCCTATCCCTCTCCTTTACTATTTCTAAGTGTTCTGATAACTTCATTACATAAATGTATTTTCGTCTTCCTCAGTCCAAGTGTCATCTACTCTTGGCTCTTCTATTCTGAAATACTCTCGCTCAATTTTGTAGGCTCTACCGGTACGTTTAGCTGACATTGGTGAGTCAGTATCCATTGGTGAGTATCTGCGATTGCTACCCGCTTTAATATTGAATTCTTTAGCAAGTACAGAGCGAATGTAAGATGTGCCAATATTGTTATTGTGGCTATACCATCTATCCTTAATATCCTTAGGAATAAATTCCATGAATTTCAAACCGTCATTGTTGGCAAAGATGTCCTCAAACAAATCATAAATCTCTTTATACAATTGACTTTTTGATTCTTGCTTTACTACATCCAATGCCTCAGTCTGAATTTGGTCTGCTGAGAATAACATCCTTGACTTGCTAAAATCTAAGTCAGGCAATGCTAACAACTCATGAAGGAAATTTGGAATCTCTCTAACCATATCATCTAAGATATTGTGATTAGCTTTTCCGACAAGACTGGGAACTTTCCTTACCCAATATCGTATTTCCTTGTCATCAACCTTAGAGAACTTATTTTCATCATTACTTGTGATGATTAGCTTTCCAAAAAATGGTAAGGAATATGGTTGTTGGTGTTTAGGGTTGACTAAGATTTTCTTCTGCGTTGCTAAATTCTTTAGCTTCTCTGTTGTTTGTACAGAATCGAACCTTGACTCTTCAATACCAATAATGTTCTTGTCAGCATAGCTACTGTTAAAATCGCTCCCTATATCTTTAGGATTCGCTACAACCATATTCTCACCAAATAACACCGTCAACCAATCTATGAAAGTTGATTTACCGGTTTGTCTTTCTTCCGACACAAGTACCAAAATTGGTAATGCTTGTTTCGGATACATATACAGACACTGTAGGTACTGCATACCCTCTTCAATTTGTTCGCCAAAAACGTGTTCAAGTAATTGTTTAGTCCATTTGTAACTGCCACCATAAATATCCGGCTGATGACTAAACTCTGAATGCTGATTATAACAGTTATCCACAATTGGCTCATAATCGATATTGTTAGGCTCTAAGCAAAAGTCATCATATCTAGGAATGTCATAAATGATGTCCTTTCCATGAAATGGCTTTATCTCTGTCATCTTCCAGAGTTTCAACTTTGTCCTTTTAATGTTATACCGATCAGATTTTGTGATTACCTTGTAGTAATCTGTTCCGACACAAATGTATGGCAATGTATCTGAGTTCCATTCGTACTGTAACCAAGTCAATGTGCTTACGACATTGTTCTTGAATTTCACTGCGCATATGAAGTCAAAATAACTATACGTTCCTTTCTCAATTACTGATGGCATATCCGCTTCAAGGATACACATACCGTCTTTAAATTGAATCAGGACATTGTTCTTTGCAACACTACAGATTGCATTCTTATCCATGTCATAATCAACGTCTCTACGCTTCGACTGAACAACCTCTACGATATCCATCAGGACACCGTTATCACTATTAAATTCTCTTATTATATTGTTCATCCGTTTACGTTTTATTTGGCTACTCCTATTTTAATACCAAGATAGTTTACTACTCTGAAAACAAACTCCACACTTGGAGCATTCTTTCTTTTTAATACCCTATTCAAATATGGTTGCCTTACTTCTAAGTCTTTTGCCATTTGAGTTTGTGTAATTTCTTTTTCTTGCATGACCTCAACAATCGTGTCGAGTAATTCATACCATTCTGTTTGTCTAACCATTATACTATTGCGTTATCAAGTTTACCAATCATTTCTCTAATCTCCGACTTTTCCATATTCATGGATAGCTTTCCGTTACTACACTCAATGTGTACTAGAAAATTGTCTTTTGTTGTCGGCACTACTGTACAAAAATTTGTCATCTTACTTTATGTTTTTTAATATGTGGGAAATTACTTTTACTGTCCATCCATTACCCAACATTTTGTATCGTTGGCTATTGCTTACTCCTTCTGTATAATTATCAGGAAGAGTTTGTAATCGTTCGCACTCTAATGGTGTGAGTCTTCGATATTCTAAATCATCTACCGCTACCTTTGGATGTCTATTGCCACCGGTCATTGTGTTTAGCGTAGGTGCTTTTCCGTATTTGGCATAAACTCTTTTGATACTATCGTGACCATTGATGTCTGTAGCATTGCCCAAATGTACTAAATTTTGACCAATTAAATCCATGTCTGAGTGATTACCTCCGGAATTACCGCCACCGGATAGACATGATGCCTTATCTTGGAAGAGTCTGTACGTACCATTTTTCTGAATCTTAACGTAAGATCCTGGTGTTTCAAGTATGTCATTTAGGATAATTCCTTTATCCGTAGGTGCTTTTACGTCCGGAATATTTGTCCAATATAATCTCTTTCTGTTCTGAGCAGATACTAATGCAGAGTTAATCTGAATAGGTTTTACACCCAAAGCTGCAGAAATGATATCTTGCCATTCCTTCTTCATATACACGTTTTCAAGTAGAAAATACTTAGGCTTAAGTTCCTTTATGAGTCTTACAAACTCGAAGAACAAAGCAGATTTTCCATCGAATCCAGTACCATCACCGGCTACTGAGAATGACTGACATGGTGAACCCGCAGTCAGCAAATCAATCTTGTGATGCGGTAGCATATACTTTGTCACAAACTGTACGTCACCTATTTGCTTTACATCAGGGTGATTCTTTTTGGCTATCTGAATAGCATACTTATCAATCTCACTTGCAAAGTAATTTTTAACCTCTATGCCGGAGTCTTTTAAAGCCTGATAGCAACATCCCATTCCATCGAATAAGGATAATACATTCAGTCCTTTTGGCTCTTCATAATCTACTGTCATTTCTGAGTCTTTAAGTGGTTGAACCAATTTGCCACACTCAGGACAATTTTGAGCCTCATACCCATAAAATGGTGAAGCCGTTACGCAATGATGACAAATCTTAATATCTGATTTTGGCATCGTTAAATCCATGTGTATCTCCATAATTATATTCTGTTTTTAATGTCTTCCATGTCTCTTACATGACCTTCCATTTTATCAAGCCATTTGTTTAGCATTCTTCTTTTTACATCAGGACGTTTTTTATACTCTGTCAGGAGTGAACAATACACTTCCTTATCCATTGACATTCTGTAGATATTTAGATGCTTTAAATCGTCTCTATCTGTAAGACCATATTTATACAATATGTCACCTATTTTTTGTGCGTGTTGCTTAATCTCTTCAATCATTTTCTTTTCCTGACTGATTAAGACTTGCTTCTCTAATTCTGAAAATTCTGTATTCATATCTGTTCTATATTTAATTCGTATAATATTGTGTTTAAATCCCATTCAAAAGGAAGATATTCCTCAGATGGAACAAATGTTGGTGGTGTGTAGCAAGTGGTGGTTATACCTTCTACAAAGAAAGCTATACCCTTGTGTGATTGTACTACTAATCTAAGGATATACCTTTCTCCAAAAATCAAATCAGTGTTTACGTCATCGACACATACCATCGCCATACCTAATCTGAATTTCGGCTTATTCATACCCCATTTTTTTAAATTTACGTTTAGCATTCTTTTCGTTTATCGCCCATACATGAGGATAATTTGGATTCATAAAACCTCTATGCTCTCCGGATGCACTCTGTAGTATTGGCACTTCTTCAATCTTGTCAGCCTCTAAATTGAATGCCCACATTTTTGTATTACCCTTATGTACCGAAGATCCTAAATGGCTAAATTTCTTGTCTAGGATGCTCTGTATTGCTACATCGGTCTGTACTTTAGACAATCTTACTTCCTCAGCCAATGGAGTGAATGCTTCTGCTGATTTTCCTTTTATTGAGAATACTATGTATACCCAAATTGCTTTTATAAAATTAATTACCGTTTTCATCTTTTCTAATTTATATGTTAAAATCGTTTTTGTCTAATTTGTAGTCAGTGATAAGGTCTGCCATCATGTCTTTACCTTCCTGACTCAATCCATCACTGAAAAAGTTACCGGAATGGTCATGCCATTCTTGGAGCGCATTCATAAGCATAGGATTGTCAACTACAATCTTAGGCAATGTGAATTTATAACCCTTTTTCTCTCTTCTAAACTCTTGTATCAGGTCAACAACACCTATCGCTCCAAATGTCTCGTCAATTGTCTCTCTGTCTTCTTTCCTGAGGAAGAATCCAACGGCACAACCTCGTCCTTGTATTTGCGCTTTCTTAGGTGAATAATAACATCCACCTGAGACATTACATCTTTTTTCCGGATTAGCAATAAAATAGTTTACGCTCTCAGCGATTCGTTTTGATAATGTTCTCATGCTTTCTTGTCTTTTAAAAATTTAGTGATTTGTGTTGCCCAATAAAATGAAGTGTACTCTGATTCAAGTAGCATTTCCATTTCTTTAATACCTACATCAGTATTTTGAAATATGTGTTTAAACAATTCCTTTTTACTCACATAGTCAAGTATCTTCATCGATATGATGACACCATTCACGTCCAATTGAACGATACCACCGTAGCACCGTTCACCTATTTTAAATGTTTTTCTCATAATTATTCGCCTCTATCGTTTTCAAATGTTGTTCCACAATTCCCGCAATATGCCGGATTAGAATTCTCTCTATCCTTTCCTAAATTATCCCAACAATTTGGGCATCTTAAATCTACTGCCATGACTATACGTTTTTATTTGTTCTAAACATATTTTTACCCTCTTTGATAAGATTGTCCATATCTCTACTCAAAGCCGTTAAGAGATTATCTAATTGGTTAAATTTCTCAAGTATCTGTTCACCCTCTAGCCTCTCATTTTTAGTAAGTCGAACATTGTCTTCATCAGCTAGAAATTCAGATAGGCACATTGGCTCACCTACAAATCCGTCTACAAAATTATACGCTTCATCGTGTTGGTCACTTATCTTCTTTTCTACAATCTCAATTCTTTCACGCAATGCTCTTTTACCCTCATTCAGTTTTGCCCATCTATAGGCATCAAAATGCTCTTCTTTCTCTTCTCCGGATAACTCTGCCCACAATACAAAGAATGCAAATTCAGTCCATAGGCAATACTCAGCGTCCTCTCTATTACTGAATTCCTTTAATTCATTTTTGCCTATCTGAACATGGAAATTCTTATTGCCATCCTCTAGGATATAGAATTGTGCAAAGTATACGTGTACATACCGGCATAATTCATCGTTAGACGTTAAAATGTCTTCTTTCTCCATATTAAACTGTCTCAGCCATATGTATGGATTCGTTTGTACTCTCTGACTTCTAAATTGATTTAATGTTTTCATGATGTTTAGTTTAAAATTTCTGATATTGGATTGTTATAATTCTTTTTGTCAAATTTGGTGATTACCTTATTCGCTTTTTCAAAGCCTACCTTTTGTATTAGATAGGCTCTGTATCTGTCTCTTAATTTACCGATTCTTACCATTGTGATGTGATGCTTTTTACTTCTTGGATTTGCTCTTGCAATTCTCTCACCTTTGCATTGGCAAGTTTTAGTGCATTCTTGTAATTTCTTAATTCGCATGAGTCAGTGATGTACCTATTTGCTCTCTTGACCTCATTAGCGTACATTTCCCGATAGTTTGATGGTAGTTTGGTATACATCTTCCCCTTACCATCCTCAAGGCTCTCAGAAGTGATGCAATAACATTTTCCAACAACCTCAATATGACCGTTCCTCTTCCACTGTTGGATGTTTGTGCCATAGTAACCTCTGTCATTATACTTGTCAAAAGGTATTTCTCTTTTGTTAATAACACTGATAATGTGTTCATTAAGTTGTGTTCTCGTTGGACTATTCCATTTTATGTATGTCCATATTGCGTGTACTTTGCTCATTTTATGACTGTTTTATGATTCTTGTTAATTCTTTTATTGCTAAGATACCCAAAAAGATCAAACTAGCTTGACCTAGATAAATTATCCAATTGATTAGATGTAGATTTGATAATAGTCTACCTTGATTTTTCATTATCTCCATGTAGATGACAAATCCACTTACCCCAATTAAGGTAGCAAGTGAATGGTATGTCATATAGTTACTGAATATTGCTTTTATCTTTTTCATCTTAGTTAAGGATTTGAATTAATGACTCGGCTTTGAAACATCTAATACCTTGTGCTTGTACATCAAAAAAGGTGATTACACCATTTTGCTTTAGCGTTTTTTGTTTTACTGTTCTTGCCTCACTTGTTGGCTCAAAGTTCATTGTAGTACCCTCAGCATATCGGATAGAACCATCTTTCTTCCTAAAGGAGAATTCAACAATTTCATTTGCCATTCTTTCTCTAATGCTCTCAGCCTTCCATGACTCAGTTAATGCTTGTTTCATTGATACTCTGTTTTGCTTGGCAATTGACCATGCTCTTAAAAATAGATTACGTTTTTTCATGATGTTTATTTTAGTGTTATATTAGTTACTTTAATTTTTTTGTTGTAGAAGTACCCCATATGTGATGCTTCATCCATAGACCATCCAACTAGGACAAATCTACCGTCTTTTCTCAAAGAGTATGTACCTTCACCGGTGTGACCGTCCTTCAATACCTTAACTTTGTTTTTCGCAATTGCTTTTACTGTTCCTCTTCTTTCCTTACCACAGTAGCCAAAAAATTGTACTCTGTCGCCTATGTTTAGATTGTGTGCCATGATTATAAGATTTTATGTCCTGATGTCATCAGATATTTGTAGTAATTGTCTTTATGCGCCTGAGATACAAATCTCTTCGTAAATGTCTTGTATTTGCCGTATTTGGTTTTTATGTTAATCGTCTCTACCATGATAGCATATTGTCTAAGTTACTGAATTCAATATGGTCAAATGTCGGTGCGTCATCGTCATCCTCGTCATCTTCCCATGTAGTATAATAATGGTCACCATCCTCATAAGATTGTTCTAGTGTCTTGCCATACTCATTAAAAGCATAGTCTTTTGCTCTCTGTTCACATCCGATATAGAATGTGTCATGGAAGAGAAAACCGTCATAGATTTTCTCTCCAGTTTGACTGTCTATCCTCATATTATAGTTGTTTAAATAAGTGTTCACCCATGTTTCTTTTTAACTTCTCGTCTTGCCATACATCCTCTCTAATTGCCGAACGTTCTTTTAAGAACCAATCTACAAAAAGTCTTTGGTCTTCGTCACCGTCACATCCCCATGTTTGTGCAACTTGCCCTTGATACGTCACATATATGACTATCTGAATAGGTGGAAACATACCGGAATGCATAGAAGAATGTAATTTTGTTCTGTAGGTCACTTTCCAATCATCGTTGGATATTGTGTCATTGCCTTCTTTTGTGAAGTTGATATTGTTTAGTTTTTCGATGAAATCAGTCATTTTGTTTAGCATAATATTGTTTTTAGATGTTGTTGTTTTATTGTTACTTGTCGAAATCCACACTAAGCAAATATATGCCTAGTGTGAAGATTATTGCTGATGCCGTTAACACTATGTTAGTGTTATGTGAATGTTCGAACCATTGTAAACTAGGTCACATTGTAACCAATTGTCTTTTACACTAAAGACAAATTCAGCGTTTAAATGTCTTGCCAATCCTCTTGACGTCTCAGTGTTCATATGTCCTTGTAAACAAAGTCTTCTTTCCTCTACAGTGATACTATAGAAATCGTTTAATCTGATTAAACCATTATTTGAAAGGTCGTTTAAAAGTTGTGCATACTCAATCATAATATAAAATTTTAAAGTTAGTGGAATGCTTAAGGAGTCGAACCTTAGCGTATGTGCCTTTATTCCTTTATGCCTATCTGTGTGGAGTCGGCAAATTACCCGATGACTCTTTTTGGTGTTGTCATTTCTACCTTTAGACTTTCCGTTCTAATGCGGTGCGATTATTCGAGATACCTTTTAGCCTATAGAAGCCGGTGGTTATTCAAGGGCGCAACCCCTCTCAATTATTATGTGATTATCCTCACCCATATTGGGTAGGTGAGTGTTAAGCTATTCAAAGAACGTTTCCCTCATTGGGATGAGCAAATATACATAATTAAAAAGTTATAAAACAAATTTATTTATAATTAATTTCAAATAATTTTGATATAACTAATTAAGTATACTGATAATCAATAAGTTATGATTATACTTTTTTTGTTATCGTGTTTTTAGTGTTAACAATAGGTATGTTACAACATTAGTTTAACGCTAGGCTTTATACTATAAGGGTTTAAGTATATAAGTATACCGGAACGTAACAAAATAACGTGTAACATAGTATTCAACTTTCTATTATGTATTTTTAGAATATTACTAATTATTACTATTATTTCTTTTTGTTACTTACTATAAAAAATGTTATAATGTTATAAAGACAGTAATAGCAAAGGATACGGACGTAACAAAAAAGTAACAAAGGTGTAACAAATAAGAGGATACGGTCTTCATACAAAATAGTTTTGATATATCCAAGACTTTTATTAAAAAATATGGCAAAATTACGTTTAATGGACTTTCTCACCTATACCGGATATAATATACCTTATTGGTTATAAAAGTGTCTTAGAACGGCTTAAAATCGATTTTAGGCTCATATGAATAATAATTGTAACTACCAAATAAATAGGCAATTATTTTCACTTTATACCCTGAATTTGCGTTTAATGGACTTTCTCAGGGTAACTGGATACTATATACCTTTTAAGTTATAAAAGTGTCTTAAAATAGCCTTAAAATGCGAAATAAGGTATAAATGTACATAATCAAATAAGTCACATATATAGCCGGTGATTAATCCAAGTCATAAACTTATCTAAACTACAGACTAGACAATTTTGATCTTAGTCACCACTAAAATATAAGTTAGACAAGCCTAACACTAATTTTTAGACAAGCCTAAAATCCTGGATCCAAGTTTTGCAGCTTCTATCGTAAAATTACGATGAACTAAAATAAGGCACAAAAAAAGACCGGTCTAAATTAATAGCCGGTCTATAGTCTAAAGTTGTTTAAAGTACTATCTAATGTAATTAACTTGGATATGTACTAACAAAGTGATTAATGTAATTGCAAAAAATGTAATTGTTAAAATAGTTCTTAAGTTGTTTTTGATATAAGTCATAATTTCTAATTTTTAATTGATTTATTTATTTAACGTTTATTTATTTGATTTATTATTTAGTCAACTACAAAGCCGGATATATCCTTCTTTCCTTCACCTTTAGCTTTCAAGCCTAAGACTACATTTTTGTGTTTAATCATTTCTAAATCTGATTTATCACCGTCAACTACCTTATAGCCGTTCCAAGTCTTAGGTAATTCATTTCTAAACACAATTGCAACCGTTCCGCCGGACTTAAGTACTTCTAAACACTTATTTTCATTATTTTCAGAACGACTAAAGGCAACCGTATAATTAGGATGATTAACATACTTTATAGCCTTTCCTTGAATTTTAGTATAATCATAAAATTGCACGTTCTTAAAGTCGGCAATATCTAAATTTGCATACTTCTTAAGCATATAAACTAAGTCTAAGTCAGCCGTTCCATTAAGCCTAAAAAATAAGTCGTTCCCCTTCTTTGCGTGGTATTTAGCTTTGTTTCTTATTTCAGTAGCTAAATGCAAAACAAAGGCTTTCTTATCATTAACATAGTAATTAGCTTTGTTTATCCTAGCTTGTTGCACGTTATTAAATTTACCGCGTCCGGCACTATATAAACAACTAAAAATGCACCCTTCACTTGCACCGGCACACAAATTGATATCTTTATTATTCATTCTATGTGGGGCAATATATAGTATAAACGTGATACCCTTGTTTTTGGCGGTCTTAGTGTTAGTTGTACCGGCACTTAATAGGCTAGAAACTAGGTGTTTAACTTTGCTTTCCGTTGTAATTTCTTTGTAAGTTCTCATAATGTATTGATTTAGAGCCAGTTAAGTCTGGCGTGTGTCGTTGGCAATATTGCCTCTGCAAATATACATAATAAATAAGTTATAAAACAAATTATAAATGGATATCTTTGAATAAAAACAAAAAAATTTAATATCCTAATAATTTAACACTTTTCTTTCTGACTGACAGACTGGCAAATCCAAGTAAACCGGATGACAATATGGCACAAAAAAAAAGCATCCTTTTCAGCCGTATGAAAAATGAAGCCAGGATCGTCTGAGTACCTCACAAAAATATCGTACATACAACCTCTATAACTTATTTAGTATGGTGGTCTAACTAGAAAAATAAGAAGGATACAACCTCTATCACTTATATATCATAGGGAAGGAATGCAATATTGTGAAGCTATAGTACGTTTTGAAGCTATGACAAAGAAGAAAGAAACGACAGAAGAAGGGTTGCCCATTGTGAAGCAAGAGGTAGAGCCAGTCAAAAAACTAAAGAAGTTGTATTCTAAATTGAACAAAAGACCACCGGTCTACAATTCGGTTGAGGATATGATGACTATGGTGAGACAGTATGTTGATGTTGGGTGTAAGACTAAACTGATTAAGGTTGGAAAAGCACCAAACACCTTTGCCATTGAGGTAAAGATACTGACTCTTATGGGAATAGTGTTGCACTTAGGATTCACATCCAGAAAACAAATGTACCAATATTCTGCTACCAATCCAGACTACTCGGAAGCGATAGCATATGCCAAGACACTTATAACACAGTACTACGAGGAAAAGATGCAAGAAGGAGTATCACCAACTGCGATGATATTTATGCTACATAACTTAGATGGACTATCAATGAATAGCCAACAAGATACTGGAGACGCATCAGCACCAGTGCCAAAGTTAGAATTTACTCGATCAGAAAACGCAAACAAAATACGCAAAATGAATGGCGGATAAAATATCAATCTCGGAGAAGTACCAACCATTATTTGACTTCCCGAAAGCAAAAGCCGTAATCGAAGGAAAGTCGAGCGAACTTGATTTGGATTACGCAAGGAAATTAATTAAGGTAGATACTATTGTGGTTACTGGGGGAAGGAACTCTGGTAAATCATTTGTAGTATCACTGGCAGCTGCTAATTGGGTAGCTGAATATATGCATAGGATTCTATTCACTAGATACACATTGGTATCAGCAGAGGACACAATTATACCTGACTTTATGGAAAAGGTAGACTTATTGGGTTACTCTCCATACTTTAAAGTGCGTAAGGATAGAATCACATCCAAGAACAACAAGGGAAAGGTAGTATTTAAGGGGATTAAGACTTCTTCGGGCAACCAATCAGCAAATCTCAAATCGTTAAAAGATTTCTCTTGTTTTCTTACGGATGAAGCAGAAGAGATTCCAGATTTGAATACTTGGAAGAAAATTTACTTATCAATTCGTGTCAAAGATGTTCAAAATGTTTCTATTCTTTCTCTTAACCCATCCGATAAGGAGCATTGGATTTATAAAGAATTTTATGAGAATCGTGGTATCAAGGGTGGTTACAATGGTATTGTTGGTAACGTCATGTACATTCATACTACTTACCTTGACTTGGATAGGGATGTCATTGCTGATAATGTCTGGAACGAGTTCAAGAGAATGGAAGAAAAAGAGCCTGAGGAATATAAGACTGTAGTACTCGGTGAATGGAGAGATAATATTAAAGGTTCGTTGTTTTTCAAGAAAGATTTTGCAACTTTTACTCTTGAGGATATAAATTATAACAATATCAAAAAGAAAATTGGGTTTATAGATGTAGCAGACACTGGTACAGACTTCTTAAGTTTTCCAATTGGATATGAGATAGGACATTTTTTCTATGTTGTGGATTGGTATTTTACGGATGAATCCAGTCAGGTTACGATAGATGGGTGCGCTGAAATGATAATGCACCACAATCTTGACTACACTGCGATTGAGACAAACGGAATGGGTTCTATTTTTTGCAGTGAGGTAGCAAATAGAGTTCCAGACCACAATCAGATTATACAAGTAAATCAAAGTTCAAACAAACACACCAGGATCTTAACCAACTCTGCCGGAGTAAGGTTGAAAATGATTCTAAGAACTGATGTAGAGTTTGGGTCTATGTACGACATGGCGACCAGACAAATGTTTAAGTATAACAAAGACAAAACCATTAATGACTGGGATGATGCTGCTGACAGTATTACTGGACTTAAGTTACTGGGTGAAGATTTAAAAGAATATTAGATGAATATTATAGAGAAGACTTGGAATTTTATCAGAAACAGAGAAGGTTCAACATTTTATGTGAGAGCCGGAAGTGGGAACGCTGACTGGAATGACATAGGTGACAAGCTAGTTGCCGGATATACTAATCCAATTTTATTACCCGCTATCCAGTTAATCGCTGATTATTTCTCGATGGCAAAATTTACTGATGGTGGAAAAGAAACTTCTCCGCTAATCGACCTACTTAATAAGCCGAATATTTACCAGACCAGAGACGACTTCTTAAAGCAGTATATCTGGTACAAGTACTGTTCTGGATTCAACTACACTTACCCAGTGTATGCCGGAACTAATAATAAGAACATCAATAGGGTTCAGAGTTTTCAGCACCTAGTTCCAAGCAAGATTTGGTTCGATGACAACTTTAAAACGCCTATTATCCAAACGAAAGGGGAAGGAGTTAATGTTCTAGGTCAACAAATCTTCTACGATAAGAACGAGCAGAACCTAAAGATTGCGATGAGTGAACTATTAACTTTCTACGACTTGGCAAACGGTCTTGAAAAGAATATGTTTACTGCTCCATCACGTTTGGATTCACTACAAATGCCACTTACGAACATTCACAAGTCATTTTCGGCTAAGAATATCGTACTTGACTCGAATGGTAAGGACATGATAACCAACAAAACTGTTGGAAATATCGCTAAGATGCCAATGAAAGAGAGCGAGAAAAAGGACATTGACAAGAAAATGTCAAGTGAATATGGTCTTGGTGGTGGTAGAAAACGAACAATTATCACAAATTCTGCCCTAGAATGGCAGTCTTTACACATAAAATTGAAGGAATTAGGCTTAGATGACTCAGTTATTGCTGATGCAATGATAGTAATCAACGCTATTGGGATTCCACCAGAGTTATATTCGCTAAATGGATCAAGTTCGACATTTGAGAACCAATCCAAAGCAGTTATCCACTTCATCCAATCGAAAGTGCAAGGTGAATTAAATGATTTCTGTAATACGTACAATTTACAGTACGGAACGGATTTAAAAGCAGATATGACACATCTTCCTATGTTTAAGGAACTTGCAAAGTCAAAAGCACTTGCAGTTAAGTCACTTGCCGCAACTGGTAAGCAATTAGTTGACGCATTGATATTCACACCGGCAGAAGCTAAGGCTATGTTTAACGAAATGAAAGACCAAATGTAATGGAGAAAACAACAGAGAAATTAGAGAAAACTTTAGCAAAAAATCCTAGACTTCATATGTTTAAGGATATTCTGGAGAAGAAAATTGCAAAAGTGGGGAATAAAGAAGGAGTTATTAAATAAAATTGACATAAAATGATTAAATGTGCCGTTCTTGGAAAGGATTTTTCCAGTAAAGAAGAGATGTATAAGGCTTTAAAAGACAATAAGTCTAAAATTATCTCGTTAAAAACATCAACAATCAAGAATTCCGAAGGGATTTCATTCAAAACGATAAACGATGTTCAAAAGATTAAAGATAACTCCGGAGACGAGCAAAAGGGAGATCCTGGTAAGATTGACGGTGTTGAGTCTGGGTATATTTATCCAGTTATTAACTCCACCAATATTATGGATTCTCACAAGGATGTTCATTTTGACGGTATATGGGATAAGTCTATATCTGAGCAGAAGGGTAAAATCTTTTATGCAATTAATCACAAACTTGAGATAGGAAGTATTATTGCTTATCCAAAAGACGTAGAGGCATTTACGAGAACGTTAAAGTTCAGAGATTTAGGTAAAGATGTGGATGGGGAGACTCAGGCACTTATTTATAAAGTTAAGATGCAAGATTACGCTAATGAAGATGCTCGGAAGACAATAGAAGCGAAGTTACCGGCTCAGAATAGTGTGAGAATGCAGTATGTTAAGATAGAAATGGGGATTGATAGCGATAACCCTGACTACAAAGAAGAAAAGGCTTTCTATGATAAGCACATAGCGAGTATCGTCAACAGAGAAGAAGTCTCTAAAGACGGTTATTTTTTCGGAGTAGCCGAAGCTAAGATTTACAAGGAGGGAAGTTTGGTTTTGTTCGGATCAAATAGCGTTACTCCAGTACTTCATGCCAGTGAGCCGGAGAAATCCACTCGCGAAAAGACTGACGCAGAATTGGAAGCCGAGAAATCACTTCAAGAACAAAAAGAATTAAACGAATTTTTAAACTTATTAAATTTTTAAAACTGTAATTATGACAGAAGCTGAAAAAAAAGCGAAAGCTATTAATGATTCAATTGACGCTATGAAAAGTCAATTGGAAGGAGTTGCGACTCAAGAGGGTCTTGCAACTGCTATCAAAGATGCCTTTGGTGGGGTTGACCTTGCTGAGGTAGTAAAGAACGTTGCTGACGTTCAAGAATTAAACAATGACTTAGGTGCTGAACTTAAAGCGTTGAAAACTGCTAACGAAGAGCAAAAAGGTGACTCTTTCGAAGGTGTAATCAAAGGAAACTTTGAAAAAATCGTTGACGCAACGATTAAGGATGAAGTGAAGCACGAATTTACAATCGCTAAGAATGTACTTACGACTGCCGTAACTTCTACAATCACTGCAAGAGATAACGCATTGTCTCCATTGGCATTCCGTAATCTTAAAATGAGAGATTTATGGAGAGCCGTAACTCTTGGAAAAGATAATGCCGGAACTGTTTCTTACATCGACTGGGATGTAGCTACAACTACAAGAGCTGCGTCTATGTTGGCTGAAGGTGATACCTTCCCAATATCTGATGCTGCTTGGGAAGAGTTCTCAATCAAATTGAAGAAAATTGGTGATACTATTCCAGTATCTGAGGAATTCACTGTAGACCAAGCACGTTTCAATGGTGAGTTACAAGCATTCTTATCTGATAACGTTAGTATCGTAGAAGATACTCAATTGTTAACTGGTGACGGAACTGGTAACAACTTAATCGGATTATTGACTACTGCTCCAGTAATGGGTGTTGTATCAAGAGGTATTGTTGACGCAAGTGTATATGACTTGATTCCAATCATGAGAGAACTTATCGTAAAAGGTAAAGGTTCTAAATATCGTCCAAACTTTGTGATGATGAACTTGACTGAAATCAACAAATACAAGTTGAAGAAAGATGCCAATAACAACTACATCATGCCACCTTTCGTGAGTGCTGATGGTAATGTTATCGATGGTATTCCAGTTATCGAGAATAACGGAATGGCTGATGACACTCTTGTTATGGGAGATTCAAGATACGGTAGAATCTATGACGGTGCGGAAGGTTACACTATCCAAATCGGTTACAAAGATGCTCAATTCGTACAAGACTTGAAAACTCTTAAAGCTAGAAAAAGACTTGCTCTTTTAATCAAGAACAGTGAGGCTGAGGCTTACTTACAAGTAACTTCTATCTCTACTGCTCTTACTAACTTAGCATTATAATAAATGGCTAAGGTTAAGTTCTTAAAAACCTTTGCTCAAAACAAGGTAGGTTCAATCACAGAGTTCGACAAGGAACTCTGTGATAAACTTATCAAGAGAGGGGTAGCCGTTGCGCCATCGAAGTCAGACTTAGCAGAAGCTAAGAAAGTTGCCGATGCAAGAGAGAAGGAAGCACTTGCTCATATCAAAGCAGATAAAGAGCAAAAGGCTGAACTCAAGAAGTTACACAAGCCAATTAGTATTATAGCAAACAGAAAAGCTATAAAACTGGCTCGTGAGGAAGCTAAGAAAAAAGCTAAAAAGAAAAAGTAATTTTAACAAACACAGTCGTAAATCATGCTTATAGACAATTCATATTTCAAAGGGGAACTTAAAGTTCCAAACTCGCAGTCATCATTAGCACCTCTGTCAGACAGAACTGGTAATGTTCAAAAGATTGAAGAGTACATCCAACGGTATGAGCGTCAGGTATTGATTTACGCACTTGGTTTGACAAATTACAACGATCTTATTTCTTACATAGACCCAATCACTGGAGACTGGATTGACGAAGGAGCAACGCCACAAAAATGGCTTGACTATGTTGACGGAACAGAATACCAGATTGATGGTGTCGATTTTGAGTGGAAAGGTATCCGCTTTGTTGAGGGAAACCAAAACTATAGCTTGATTGCTTATTATGTATTCGCTAAATTCTTGCCAGACATTTCTACTTCTTTCGGTTCTGCCGGAATTCAGAAGGAGAATACTAAATCAGCCAGAGGATACTCAAGTATCCCAAAGAGTGTTGATGCATGGAATGGATTTATAAAGTTGTATCAGGGTGATGAAATTGAAGGAACTGAAGGAGCAAAACTTTGGAGTTCCAGAGGTCTTGTAGGTCTTGACTACTACCAACGCGACCTTGTAGAAGGTGATGTTGATATGTACAAGTATCTTCAAGATAATGCCTCAGAATATCCGGGTGTTACAACTCAATTATTTGGTCACGTAAACAGTTTTGGAATATGATAATTGTAGAAGATAGATTAAGAGAGATCCTGGCTTCACTTCCAGTAATACAAATCGATGGTGTGGATTTTCCTCATAGATTTGATTTCGGAAGTTCAGAAGACTTGAATATCTTAATTAAACAAGAGGAAAGGTTGTATCCATTGATATGGCTTGAGACTGGATTTGAAGAGACTCACAATCTCTCAAAGAACGAGGTTTCTGTCTCGCTATCTTTAAAAATTGCAACATCTAGTCCGGACAATGCGTTATTAAACCAAGAAAGACTGAATTACACATTTAAAGAGGTGATTTTCCCTACTTTAGATAATGTAAGAAAGACATTCGAGAGAAGCAACGTTGTTCAGTTACAAGATACCGATTGGGATATCACAAAGTTCTACAACTACGGTTCTGGAACAAAGACTGAAACTACCCATTTTTGGGATGCCGTTAAATTCGATGTTGACCTGACTATTAATAACGACTGTATAAAACCATTCAATTATGGCTAAGAAGAGTAAGAAGAAGTATTATAAAGTAGTGAAGCCTTTCACTTATAAAGGCAAGTTCCATGAGGTAGGTACAAAAATCTATCTTGATGAAAAAAATAAAGAGGTATTAATAAATATAAATTTAATTAAATGAGTATAGAAACTATTATGGGCGTTAGCTCTAAGTGTAGTGATGCTGCGATTGCCGGAGTTGGTTCTTACGGATGTCCTTTTAAATTTCAGTTACCTGACGGAATAATCCTTGTAAGAAAAGGATACTTCGTACCGGCTGCTGACGATTTCAATAAGGAGTATCTACAAGATTTAATCCAATCAGGTATTGCAATTCCATTGCTAGATTCATTCGCATTCGAGCCAATCAATGAGGATGACGTGAAAGAAACATCAGTTACTGGTGTAAATGCTTTAGTAAGAAAAGGTTTGACTGAGTTGAACTTCACTTACAAGAAAGGTATCGAGTATGAAAAGGCTCTTGAAAAGTTACAATCTTTTGGTGCGTTTGACGTATGGGTTGTTGACAAGTCTGGTAATTTCTTAGGTATTGAGAAGTCTGACGGATTTGGTGGTTTTACTGCCGGTCTAGTTCTTCCAAAATCAAGAATGTGGAATAACGGTTCTGAGTCAGAAGGAAAAGAATTAGAAGTTCAGTTAACTCAGCCTGGAGAGGTTGTTAACATGACTTGGATTGAAGCTAGTGCTTTAGACTTTTTCGCTCCAACTGAAATCGATGGCGTTAACGCTACGAAAATGTCATATGCTGACTCAAGTGGAGCAGTTCCTCCAAGTTCTGGTTCTGAGGTGAAAGTAAGAGTTCTTGCTAGTGATGGTGTTACACCAATCATTGGATTAGCTGCTACTGACTTCATGATTAGCATTGATGGATTGGATATCGCTACTACTTCTACGGAAGATGGTGACGGTTACTACACTGTATCTGGAACAATTGTTGCCGGTGAGGTTAAGACAAGAATACACGATAGTGTAAATAGCTACGATTCTGCAAGTGTTTCTGGATTACTTTTTGGTGGTTCAGTTACTGCAACTGTAGTATAATATTAGGGATTCTCGGTTCGCGAATCGAGAATCCTTTTAAGGTTGTTTGTTTGTTTTTGATTGTTGTTTGTTATGCCGACTGTAAGTGACTTCTTGGAAAATGTGAAGAAGATTGATGTGAAGTCGCTTATTGAGGTATGTGTAGCAGAGAACGAAGTTAAAATCATTAACTTAAACAGAGAAGACCAAATTTTTGATGAAGGGATTGACTCTAACGGTCAATCCTTTTTCAATTATGCACCAATGACTCAGAACTTCTATGATGAAAAACCACCTACGGATCATAAAGGGGAAAATAAAGGTGAGAACAGAAGATTCAATATGTTCTGGAGTGGAGACTCTTATTACTCATTTTATGCCTATGTAAAAGGCAACAAACTCTACATAACAACAAGTCGAAGAGGACGCAAACTATTGATGATGCATGGCGGAAAAGAGATTTTCGGATTAACAAACCGTAACTCTGAGATTGCGAACTGGGAGATTATAGCACCATGTTTCAATGAAAAAGTTAGAAAACAACTACTATAGGTCTGGAAGCACACTTCCAATCTACAACTTCTACGAATTATTAAATACATCAGATTTACGTTGGCTACTCAAAGATTTTGAGGAAGGTGACGATATTACCTTGTCTGAGATCCAGGAGGCTCAATTCAAAGAAGTCTGGGAAAACATATACGAAAAATACACTGAGGACTTATCTGAGGGTAAAGGTGGTAAGGATTACATGATTCTAGCTGAAATAAGCACACTGGAGACTGAATTATACATTGTTGGCACTCTTATGTCAGTTTATCTTAAAAGTCCGTCAGAAGCCGTTAAAAAGCAAATAGAGAAGTGGAGATACTACCCTGATGATTCAGAGAAGACTCTTAAGAAGATGGATTCAGTGAAATTCAGAATATCTATCATCAAGAGTAAGAACAAAGAACTGTTCACAAAACAAGAAGAAACTCAGGAGAAAATTGAATATGACCTCTATAAAGACGTTGTACTATTGGAACAGTCGTTTGGTGAAGGGAAAACTATAGATGTCAGGAAAACTGTTCTCTCTAAATGGGTAGTATACTGTAAGACTGCTCAAGAGAAAGTTAAAAAATTAAAAAAGAAAACTAAAAATGGCAGATAAAGGTGCGATAGATTTAGTTGTTTCGGAAGCTGCGTTTAAGCAACTGGACGAACTAAAGAAGGATTTGAAGCAGATTGAGAAAGAGATTGTCAGTTTGTCTGAGAAAGGTTTGATTGGCAAGGATGCATTCAAGGGTGCAAACAAATCTTCTGAACTCAAGAAAGCATTGAAGGAGCAACGCGATGTAATCGCCTCTCTTGAAAAGGCTTACAAGGAAATGGAGAAGAAGCAGAGAGCCTTTATTGCTGAGGCTGAACGCGAAGCCAAAGCCATTACCAAAGGAAACAAGGAAAGAGTAAAAGAGGCTGACTTAATTGAGAGAAACAAAAAGGCACTTGCTAAACAAAAAGCAGAAGTGCTTGGAAGTGTAAAATCAAAAGGTCAGTTAAGAAGAGAGACTACAAAGTTAAATAAGGAAAGAGTTAAGGAAGCTGACCGTATTTGGAAGAATAAGAAGGCTCTGGACGCTCAGAGAAAGTCAGCACTAAACGCTGCAAAGGCTCAGTCTGGACTTACCAAAAGAATCGGTTCGTTCTTCAAGACTTTGGTTGCTTTTGACTTGGCGAGACGTGGTGTGCAATTATTCTACGATGCTATCCGTAATGGATTCCAAGCATTGAAAGATTTGGAGTCTATCTCACTTCAATTCCAGTACTTGGTTCAAGATACAAGAGAAGCCGCTATCACGCAAGGATTTTTAGCAAACGTATCTGAGGAACTGGGTGTGAATCTTGTTGACCTTTCTAAATCATATTTAGCATTCCGTAAGTCAGCCGAATTGGCGAATTTAAGTGCTGAGGATTCTAGGATTGTATTTGAGGAAGTAACTAAAGCCGCATCTTTACTTGGTAAATCTGATGCTGAAATTAGAAACGTGCAAGTCGCTCTTGAACAAATGTTATCGAAAGGAACAGTACAAGCGGAAGAATTAAAGAAGCAGTTAGGTAACGTACTTCCAGGATCATTCGAGATTATGGCAAAGGCGGTTGACAAACTGAACCCTGATTTGGATGTGACAAATGCTGAATTCAATAAAATGTTGAAAGCCGGTAAGATTATAGCTGCTGACGTTCTTCCAGAATTCTCTAAGCAATTGACTAAGGCATACGGTGTTGAGAATGTAGATAGAATTGAAACAATGTCAACTGCAACAATCAGATTGGATAACGCATTCGTTAGCTTGGTTGACAATATGAATAAAGGTGTATCCGGATTTGCTTTGGGTATCACTACGGTTATTAATTCCATGACTCAAATCATTAATGGATTAGGTCTTGCATTTCTTGACCTTGACCAGATAATTGAGGATAGAGCAACAAAAGGATATGCAGAAGGTGTGCAATCAGGAATTGATGGTATTGCTGAACTTACTGAGGAATACGGAAGTCTTCAAGCGGTAATAGACTCTGATATATTTAGATGGAACATTGCTGAAGAGCAAAAGAGAATCGAGAGATTGTCTACGGCACTTGAGGAAAACAAAAAGGAGATTTCTGAACTGTCTTGGTGGACTAAAAACTTCTCTTCTACGCAAGGTGAGTTGGAAGCTACTCAGGTTCAATTGAACAAAGCCATTGCTTTCTCTACTGGTGTAATTGACGAGTACACTAATGCGTGGGAAGGAGCAAACAAAGAAACTGACAAAGCTACTGAGGAAGAAGGGAATGTACACAAGTTTCTTGAGGGTACTGTAGGTTGGTTGAAGGAAGTAATTAAATTCAATAATGAGAAGATTCAGAATTCTGACAATAGAGAAGTTATTGCCGGTATACAAGAAGAGAACAAAATTCTTGAACAACAAATTGGATTATTGCTTGAAGGATCAAGAGTCGCCAAACAATACTTGAATGCTAGGTCTGTAGGAATAGTTACAGAACTTGCCACTGGAGAGAAAGCGTACTTAGATGTTGTTAAGGATAATACTGAGGCACTTAAGAAAAGACAAGAGGCTAGTCAGGATGTTACTGTAATTGAGAATACTCAGAAGCAAATCCAGTTGTTTGGTCAACTCGGAACTGCATTGCAGAATAATGACTTCTCAAGTTTTGCTACTGCATCTGCGAAATCTCTTCAAGAGTTTTACGATTCAATTGCTGATACAAATCCTGAGTTAGCTATTTATATTCAGTTACTTATCGATGCCGAAAAGGCTCAGAAAGACCTGAATGATGCTAATGCAAATAACGAGGCTAATCTTGATGCCGCTGCATCTAAGACAATTGAAAAGTTGCAAATTTTGGGTATGGCACTTGATGAATTGACTGCCATTGGTTCTGGATTATTTGATAGACGTATCCAAGAATTAGAGACTGAAATGGATAAGAGGCAAGAGGCTTATGATTCTCAAAGAGCATTGATTGAGGCAGAAGTTGGTGACGAGGAAGCAAAGCAAGAAAGACTTCGCCAATTAGATAAGCAAAAGGAGATTGATGACAAGAAGATACAGAAGAGGATTGCTAAGGAGAAGACCAAACAAGCGCAGTTAGATAAAGCTAATGCATTGATACAGATAGCGATAAACACTGCCGTATGGGCAACTGCCGTTGGTAGAGATTCTGGTCTTGGTGGATTTGTTACTGTACCAATTGTTCTTGGAATAGGAGCGTTACAAGCTGCAGCCGTTTTGGCTCAACCAATTCCTAAATTCAAGGATGGTCACTTAGCCGGAACTCATGAAGGACTTGCCCTTGTAAATGATGGTGGAAGACCTGAGGTTATTGAGAGAAAAGATGGTTCTCTGGAAATGTCATCAATGGCAAACCAGTTAATTAATATGAATAAAGGTGATAAGGTTCACAAGAGTTTTAGTAGCTTTGCAAATCAGAATCCAGATATAGGACTTGACCAAGTTGAAGGTGCTAAAAATCTAGTTACTGTTAAAATGAATCAGCAAATGATTCAAGGAATGAAGCAGAATAAGATTGCCAACGATTCATTAAAAGGCATTCTATCTGGTGAGATAAAGAAAGGATTCGACAAGGTTCGAATTAGTAATGATAATTCTTCTGTTGGAAGCGCGGTTGCAAGAGCGTTGGCTGATGACAGATACACAAATAGATTCTTATAATGGGAGTAAGCATACCACAAGCATACGATTTATTCGAGTATTCATTAAGTCATCCACAATACGGCACTTTAATAGTTGAAGAGCCGATTGGATGGCAAAATGATTTAGTGAACATCAAGAGAAGTGAAAAGAACTTTTCTGTTGTCACTGTGTACAATCTAAACTTAGAATTCATTCTTAATGGTGCTGACTACCTGAGAAATGTTTACAAGGAATTTGGATTACAAGCACAAGTGAAACTAATCAAGCGTGTTGTTCATCCAACAGAGCAAGAAATAGTTATTCAGTACCAGTCGATCCTGGACGGATACTCTTATGAGCGTTCTGGTCAAAAGGTAAAGGTGAATACACTTGAGTCAGAAATCGTATCTCAGATTAAAGGATATGGAAATGAGCAAGTTGAGATAAGCAGAACTGACTCCATATCTGGAGTTGACATTGGCAAGACTCCGGAAGTTAATACAGTAATTGACGGTAAGCAAATTTTACGAGTTACAAAGTGGAATCAACAGAATGACACTCAGAAGCAAGAACTTGGTGGTTCAAACGACCTTGAGTCTATGGCTTTACTGATGGACGAAGTTGCTAATTCAGATACACAAGCATTTCCTCAAACAACGCAAAAAATTACTGATGGCGGATATGGTTTTCCGGGTGACGGAGTTACTGGCAATATGTTCTATGCGATTGCAAAAGAGGATGTTGTAGTTTCTTTGGATATAAAAATGCCAAGAACATTAGTGACTGCTCATTACAATTTCAGTGATAATATCGTATTAAATGGGTTGAAATACGTATCTGCAAACCTTTACCTATTTAGATTTGAGGACGAGTCTGATTTAGGAAGAGATCAGTATGAGTATAAAGGTCAAATTCTATTAGCAAGTCTTGAGGTTGACCCTGACTTGGATGGAAATACATATAAGGTATTGAAATACGATAGAAGGATATCGTCATTCCCAATAAAGAAGGGTGAGTCTTGGTGTTTAGGCATAAGAAGTGCATCCTACGGAAATAGTTATGATGTGAATTATGACTGGTCTGAGTTTGGATTCAGTATGGAAATGACTCAGGATAGTTTCTTCGAGGCGAGTACAGTTAAAGTTACTCAGCCATTTGAATTGTTTGATAAGTTACTCAGGATAATGACTGGAAATACCGGTCTTCAATTAGTTTCTAATTATTTCGGAAGAACTGATTTAGGATATGATGAAGATGGAGAAGGAGCATATATGTGTATTGCCAATGGATTTAAAGCCAGAGGATTTAAAGATAAGCCAATTACAACATCTTGGGCGGATGCATTACAATCTTATTCAGCAATAAGAAACATATCATACGGAATTGAGACAAGAGGTCTTCAAGAGTTCGTTAGGATTGAGCCATTAGAATACTTCTTTCAAGAAGGAACTCTCAGGTTTGATAGGGTGGTAAATTCTAATGACATTAAAATCAGTGTTGAGAATCAGTACTCTTATTCTGGAATTGAGATAGGAGCTGCGAAAGGTGGTGACGAGTACAAAGAGGCGGTAGGTCTTGATGAACCAAACGGAAAAGGAACTTGGACGACTCCATTATCCAGAGCGGAAGGTAATTACTCAAAAGTTTCTAAATACAGACTTGACATGACTGGGTTTGAATTCGCAAGAAGAAAGCCTGAGTATGACTATGGAACTGAGGATACAGATTATGATTCTGACGTATTTGTTCTTGACCTAAAACCTGACCCAAGTTCGTCTTCATATTTGCAAAGAAAATGGCAAGATGACTTTTCAGAAGAGCCAAGAGGCATCTATTCTCCTGAGACTGCAACGAATTTGAGATTTTCACCAAGACAATTATTTAAGCAACATGAGTGGTTTATAAAAAATTGTTTAGTATCCTACCCAACATTAGAAGTGAAATATGGTTCTATTATAGGAAATGATACTTTGTCACTTGATGGTGAAGGAACTAAAGACCCTTTCTTAATTGGAGAAATGGCTCGTCATCAGTTTCAAAATTTAACGATAGAGTGGAAGTATGATACTGACTATGAGTTAGAACAGAAAATATTAGATAACATTTACGGAGTATTTGAGATAACTGACGAGCGAGGTTTAACCTACAGAATTAGATTATTTGATTTCAAAGAAGGTAAATATAAAGGACTTATTATAAATGGCATTCAGTAAAATAGATTTAATATTCTCAAGGAAGGTTGAGATAGGTGAGTCAATAACGTTTACGTTTAGAGACTTGGACATACCGGGCAGTGACATCTTGTCAGACATGACTTGTCAGTTTGTTCGTCAGGGAAAGGATCAGTTCGCGGTAGCCACTGTTAACGAACTTCATGTTAGTTTGCTTAACTATTTTGACGCATTCACTGTTGATTACAATTCAACCAACAAGTTCAAGTTAGCTGCGGGATACCAAGTACTTACAATTACGGCTGAGAAGTCCAATATGGAATTCTTAAACTTTAGTTCCAATGCGGGGGTTACTGCCGATATTACTAACGAACCTCAAGTACCAACTTTCAAATTAGACTCTCTGGCTTATGGTCAGGCGAGTGCTAACTTTTGTGATAATGTTCGAGTTATTGTTGACACTACATCTCCAATGGTTGGAATATCCTCACCGGTATTCGATAATGCAATTAACAATTCTCATTATGAGTTTGATTGGGTTAGAGGCGCGACTGTATTTTTGAGAGTTTATGATGACAATTCTGAGATTGTTCAAATAATAAACACTCCGGCATTCCTGATAGAACCGACTGTAGCAATTACATCTACTCCAACCGGAGCGAATGTAACTGTTTCTCAGCAAACCAATTTATCTGGAAATTTATACTCTTTGGATAACATCACATTCCAGAACTCAAATGTGTTTTTTGGTATCTTACCAGGATCATACACTGCTTATGTGAAAGATGTCTATGGATGTACTAAGCAAAAGGCATTTACTGTAACTGAATTTGAAGAGGGTACTGTTCCAACGATTCCAGTTGCGTTTATTTCGAATACAAACTCTTTAAGATTTAAAACTAATGAAGCGTGGGATAACCTTACTGTCTACAAGAACGATGAAAATACTTTATCATCCGAGGAAAAAGTATCACTTGCTTATCCTTACATACAAAAGTATCAAAATACGGATGTGGTACGGACGCAACTCAAAACGAATTACGATACACTCACTGGGAAAGTCACAGACTGTGATGGAAATATCTCACCAATCCTCTTCCACCAATTAACAAATAATCTGGATAAGGTTGACAAACGTGACGGTATTGGGTATACGTTCACCGATGGTACTGACCGTTTTGGGTATTACTTTCAGAGTGGCAACACTTATGACCCGACTCAGAATCCTATCAACATTGTTAATGGTACTTATGAGTTATTTGGAAAGACTCCATCTTGGGCAAAGGTAGGTCAATACGTGTCTGTCAATGGCGGAGCATACTATCAAGTGATTGATGTTGTTTATGTAGCTGCAATTCAATCCGATGTGATTGTGATTAGTTCTGCATTAACTGACGGAACTCAGATTCTTCAAGCGACTTACAATGTATTCAATTGGGATGCATACGAGTTTGATATAGATATGGGTTCTTTTCAAAATGAAAGAATACAGATAGAGGTTACTTTCGAAGATTCAAACGGAGAGTTTCCGACTGTAGTTAAGACATCTGAGTTTATTGAGACTTACGATTTGCTTGATGATTTTATAACAATTCAAGCTACCAATTCGTTTAACAACGAGATTGTTTATCAGGAAGGTATGACTCACTTGTTGAGATTACCATTTGATTCATTTGGTTCAAGTTCTGAATCAGAATTGGAAGTTGAGAAAACTGACCAGTACGTTTACAGTTTAGATGCCAAGTCTTACATAAAAAAGACAATCGTGTTTAATTACTTGTCAACTAAGATGGAGCAGAAGGTAAGACAGATAATGTCTCTTGATGAAATAAAAATGAATGGTCTTGGATATACTGTAGAATCGATGGAAGAGCCTGAGAGACTCGGTGTTACGAACCTATACAAATTAACTGTTGTTCTTTATGAAGTTGGTGAGAAGCCAGAAGGAACTCTTGTTGATACGAATGTTGACCTTGACATAGTTGATGTTCCGGCACTAATTGTTAATAATGATGAATTTATAAAATACCAATAAGAAATGGCTCAAATAGATGAAGTATACAAAATAGCGTTAGAGAACAGAACTGCGCTTAACACGATAAAAGATTTATCGAAAGAGACTGATGACTTTAGTGATGCGGGAACTCTTCTTGACACTGACGGATTGAGAGTAGTGAGAAATGGACAATCATTAAAAACCACTGTTGCAGAAGTTAAGTCTGCATCAGGTGGTGGTGATGATAACGTACAATCTGACTGGCTTAATGCTGACGGAGCTGCTGACGAGTTTATAAAGAATAAACCTACAAAACTTTCTGATTTTGAGAACGATATTGAGAGTGAAGTATCTGCTGATGCTTACTCAAATCTTGATACCGGTCTTATTACTGGTGGTGTGGTTACTATAAATAGTGGAGACAATACCAAGTTTGATGTTAGTGCCGGAACTGGAGTATTGATAGATTGGACTGACCCACTTAATCCAAAGAGAGATTTGCTTTCTTGGAACTCATTTACTGCTGAGGCAGTACCAGACATTAGCGAACCTTTTACTTCGCTATACATTGGAAGTGGAGCTGCTTTAATTAAGGTGTCAGGAGTACTGTCTACTCCAGAGACTAGACGTACAAGAATAGAGTTGCAGGTTGTTGAACACGCTAATGGATTTTTCATATCCAACGTTGCGGGTTCTTCTCGTCCGGCTTACCAAGTTGTTGATTCAATATTAGATTATCTTGATTTCAATGGAAACTTGAACAGAGGAAACATTGCAGAGCCAAACGGTGCTAACTTGTTTCTAAACAAGACTGCGGGAGAAACTTGTAGTCCATTTATAAACAGAAAGAATAGCTTACAGAATCCTACGATCCTGGCTAACGCATCTTTAACTGCTCTTGACTTCTTTTATATGTACAGAGATGGGGTTGGTGGATTCAATATTGTTCCGGCAAGTGAGATTAATCCTAATTTTTGGGATGATGGAACTGGGGTTTTGAATGCCATGACAAATCAAGAGTTTTCTGTACAGAGGTTTTATTACATTGGTGGAACAAACCAAGTATTTGTAACTTATGGTCAACAAGAATATCAGTCGTTAGAAGAGGCGTCACAAAGTATATGGGGCGAGAATCCTGAGTTGTCAACTCTTGTTAATGTAGCTACTTTCACAACGGCAATAGTTGTCAAGGATAATACAAATGACCTGACAGATACGGATGATGCTGAGTTTGTGGATATCACAATACCGGGTGCGGGTGGTGGCTCTGGTGGTGGTGGTGGCGATATGAATAAAGCCGACTACGACACATTAAATACTGGCAACTCCGTAGATACTGCTCAGTCATTAAACGGATTCACAGAAGCTGACTTTGTTCTTATTGATGAATTCTCTTTTGATGTAGAGAAAAGAGTTTCAAAATATCCGGGCAATGTCGCCGCAAGTTTAGAAGTTAATGATATGATTGTCAACTATTGGTGGAATACAACATTGTTCATAAAACAAGCGCAATACAATGGTGGAGATGATACTTTATTAGCTTCTTACACAATTATTGACTCAATTGAATATTAAAAACATATATTAGCACAAATTAAATTTATAAAGATGAAAAAAATATTTGCATTATTATTGATACTTGCCTCAACTACAATGTTTGGGCAAGTAATCGTTCACAATCAACCGGTCAGATTAAAGGAAGTTCCTTTGGGTACTCAGGCTGATAGTTTGGTTATTATTGATGGGGTAGGGAATTTGAAACACATACCTATTTCCGACATTCAAATCTCTCCTGAGGTAGCAATTATCTCTAAAGACGAAGGAAACGGTGAGACATTCTATCCACAAACCTATCCAAGAGATTTCACTGGAATTGGTGGTGCGGGAGCATTGGACTTATCTTACGCTGATGGTCTTTCAGGTGGATTTGGAACTGACTACGGTGGTATAGGTTCTCAGTCATTGACAATGGGTTATAATAACCAAAATCAAGGATACGGAGCGTTCCTAATTGGTGAAGAGAATAGAACCACTACAACTGGTACTTATGGATTTAATATGGGTTATGCAAATGTAATGGGTGGATACTTATCATTTGCTCATGGTGTAGAAAATAATGTTTCTGCAAATTATAGTTTTGTTGTAGGTAATTCGAACGATCTTTTAAATGGCGGAGCAAACATAATGTTGGGTACTGCATTGCAGAGTTCTGTAACTCAGGTTGATAAGACTGTTTTCTTAGGGGTTAATAATATTCAACCGGCTGACTATTCACCCGGAAATAATTTAATTATGATTGTTGGTAACGGAGATGTGACTGAAAATCAAGGTTCGTTCACAAGAGGTGTATCTTCTGATGCAATGAGAATTTGGAAGTCAGGTCTTGTTGAAGCACCGAGTTTAACAAACGTCTTGATTGATGCTGATGATGATGCATTAATAACTAAAAGATATTTCGATGCAAATAAAGGTGCTTCTCTTGTTCAAGGGAATTGGAAAT